AACTGCCCTGGCACAGTGTTCTCTACCAATGGTGTCAACGCATTTGCCGATAATATCAGCACTACCGAACTGTTCAGTGCGCGCTCGATCATCGTTCACTCGCCGACGCAGGCTAAGTCTTTCACCGCCAAGGGCTATTCTGCCGGCAACGGCGGTACTATCGATATGTGGTCGGCGCTATCAAGTGACGATGCCCGAAGTGGCATCGACGTGGGCCAGGCGGTCGGCATCATCGTCGGTGCCAATACGCCATATCTCAACAACGGCTTCGGTGCCGCACAGCCGATCGCTCATGTGCATGCGCGTTGCGGTAACCGCACCGACACGGCTACCGGCTGGGTCAGCGGCAATACGCTTTATCTCGCCACATCTCCGGCGGCAGCGCTGGCAATGGGGCCGGGCAATGTCGTCACCGGCACAGGCGGCTTTGTCAGCGCGCATCTGATGCAGGCGGTGAGCACCGCGCCGGTAGCCGGCGTCACGCCGGGCGGATTTATTGCGTATTTGCTCGACGGTGCAGCGCAGACGGTCGGCAGCCAAGCCGCGCCGGTTACCCTGACGTTTACCGAAACCTGCATTCCGATCGTGGCTAACAACTTCTCAAGCGGTGGCCTTGCAACCATCGGCTTCATTGGCGGCAGCAGTGCCACAAACGCCATCCTAGCCTCAATCGACCAGGGCTCGGACAGCACGGCGCCGCTCGGAAACTATCTCGACTTTCAGGTCAACGGGGCCATCTCGGCCTATGTTTACAGCCAGGGTGGTGCGCGACCGGCTGGCATGGCGATCGGGTTCACCGCGCCACCAGCCAGCATACCGCTCGATGCCCTGTGGGTGAACGGCAGCACGATGACCGACATCCTGCGGGTCAATGCGGTCGGCGCTACCTCGATTACGACGACCGGCAATGTCGGCATCGGCGTAGGTCGTGTCGCCGTCGGTTCGCGTCTCGTCGTAAAAGGGCCGGATACGACGAGCACGACGTTCCAGTTGCTGGACGGCAATGGCGTGGAAGCGTTCCGCGTTCAGGCCAATGGCGCCATCATTAGCGTCGGCCGGATACAGGTAACGAGTATGACGGCCACAGCCGCGCCGGCCGCAACGTCTGCCGGGCAAGTCGCCATTGGTGGCACGACTGGCCCCGTGACCAGTTGCGGCAGTCTGGCTGGTTCAAACGGGTGTCTCGCTATCAGCGTCGCCGGCACCACGCGCTATGTGCCGTTCTATTGAGGGCGGCATGAAGCTACTCGTTCTCATTGCGGCGCTCACGATGACCGCAGCCGCCTCGGCGCAGGAGCCATCGTCCAACGAGGCAAAGGCACTCGGCAGTATGATTGTGGATGCCGCCCAGCGCGAGGCGCAACTGCGGGCACAGGTGTTCGCCTTGCAGGATGAGATCACGCGGTTGAAGGCGCAGGCCAAGCTTGCCGAGAACAAGGAACAGCCGAGGCCATAATGATCGACCAGAACACCCAGATCGCCGTCATGCTCCGCGCTCAGGAGTGGAACACGCTGATGGCCCTGCTTGCCGAGGGGCCATACAAGATCGCCGCGCCGCTGATTGCCGCCATCCAGCAGCAGTGCATGGAGCACGATGCGCCGATGCGCGTGTCCGGCGGTGCCAACGGCGCAGATCCCCATCCCGAGCCATAGGAGGCGGTCATGGCTAGCACAGCCGGTCAGATGACGTTGGTACCGACAGGCAACCCACAATGGCGATCGGCGAATGGTGGTGTTGTCCAGAGCTTTCAGGCGCCGGTGCCCCCGCAGACCAACCGCCCACATACCGGCACGTCCTACGGCACGTACCGGGACTGGGTGATGAGGATGGGCTACTCGCGCACCAAAGGCATTGCCGGGTGGCGGATAATCCTACCCTACGATCCCAGCTCGACATGGTTTGTGACCGTCACTGACGATTCTTCCGACACGCCGACCGGCGTTACCAACGATGCCAACCACCCGCCGGCTGGCGTGAAGTAGCTCAGATGCCAGAGAGGACTAACTGCGGCGACGTACTTTCTTTGGTCCGTTGGAGATACGCGATGACTTTCAGTAAGCGCTGTGGGCTGTCGCCTGACATTCCTAGAATGATATTGCAAGGTTGGCAGATCCAGCCACGAAAGTGGCCTTTCTGATGACAGTGGTCCCACATAATTTTGCGATGTGTAGCGGCGCAGATTTCGCATGCGTCAGGTCTCGGTCTGCCGGCGGCGGTTTCGCGCTTCCTGTCGTGGTAGCTTTTCTCCTTCTTCCTCACTCGAATCGGATCAAGCAGACGTTGCTTCCTTACGCGCTCCGCTTGGCGCGCCTTTCTTTCTGGCTTGGAATCATGGATTTTACCTGCCTTGCGCTCCTGTTCTGCGTGTGTGGCGTGATAGCGTCGATATCTTGCGCGTTCTTTCTCTGGATCTTTGCGTGCGTTGATAGCTTGCCGCTTATCCTTGTGAGTTGCCTCGTAAGTCCGATTATACTCACGGATCTTCTCTTTGTTTGCCGCGTACCAAAGACGATGGGCGGCGGCAATCCTTTCCTTATTTGTCTGCCGATAGACACGGCGCGCTTCCAGGTCTTTATGTGGCATGAGCCGCGGTCCTTCTCATACAAGGGCGTGGTCAGGGGCGGCGGCAGTGCTGATAACACTACTGTCGCCCCGCTTATCGTGGGGGCTTGTTATGCCTGACACTTTTACCGCTAATCTGGCCTTAGTCAAGCCTGAAGTCGGCGCTTCAAGAGATACCTGGGGTAGTAAGACTAACAGTAACTGGGATATCGTGGATCAGCTTTTGTCCATGGCCATGCCGATTGGAGCTATCTTGGACTATGCTGGACCAACGCCGCCGCCTGGTTATCTCGTGTGTGATGGCAGGCTCGTCAGTAGGGTCACGTATGCGGCCCTATTCGCGGCTATCGGGACATTCTGGTCTGCAGGGGATGGGAGCACAACTTTCGGCCTCCCGAAAATCCAGGGCCGCGCGCTGGTCGGTCCTGGCACCGTCACCGACCCGAATGGCACCACGCTGTCGCTGACCTTCGCGCAGCAGCTTGGCTGGCTGTCCAACCAGATCCTGCAGACGCATCTGCCCAACTACGCGCTCTCCGTCACGGCGGCCGGCACGCATAGCCACGGCGGCGCCACGGTGGGGGCAGGCAGCCATGGTCACACCACCGACGTGCAGGGCCAGCATAGCCATAGCGGCGCGACGGCTGGAGAGAATGCCAATCATACCCATTCCGGCGTGACCGATGTGCAGGGCACTCACGCCCATACCTATGCTGGGATGTATGCCGGCGGGCCGACGAATATCGGCACCGGGCCATTTGGTGCGGGCAACCAGACCGCCACCAGCACTGACGGCGCACATCAGCACAACTTCACCACCGGTATTGAAAGCACTGCACATGCCCACGCCATTGCGGCAGATGGCAGCCACGCGCACAACGTCTCCGTCGTTGGCGATCATACGCACACGATCAATCCCGACGGCAGCCACGTCCACACTGTCAACCTCGGCGGCGGCGGCACGCTGTTCGGCCTGATGCAACCGGTAATCTGTGTGACCAAGATCATCTACGCCGGCCAGCAGGCGGTGACGCATGCCGTGGGCGAGGCCGCGCCGACCATCGAGGGCCGCGACGAACTCGCCGTCATCCGTGAGGAACTGGCGCAGTTGCGGGCCATCCTTGCACCGGCACGTTCGCCACGCTTGTTGAGTGCCCCTGCTAGGGGTATGCATTAGCAATGCCAGAACGTAAGCGCATCGAACATTGGAGAGATCACACAATTCCCGTGCCCTGGTCTGGGTGTTGGCTATGGGAGGGTTATGTCAGATCTGGGTATGGCAGGCTTCGTGGTAAGTCCGTGCATCGGTTGGCCTGGGAAGAGGTTAATGGTCCCATTCCAGCCGGATTATCTATATGTCATCGGTGCGATGTAAGGTTGTGCTGCAACCCGGAGCACTTATTCCTTGGCACGAATGCCGATAACAATCGGGATATGTCTGCCAAGGGGCGCAATGGGCAATCCAAAAAGACCCACTGTCCGCAAGGGCACGAATACTCACATGACAACACTTATATTACAATAGGTGGCCGGCGAGCTTGTCGCTTATGCACTCGTATTAAACAGGAGGCACGCTACCGACGGAACCCTGCAACAGTGCGCGCTTATTATATCGCACATAAGGCCGAGTACCGCGAACGAGATCTCCGTTATAAACAAAAGAGACGGGAAGCCAGGGCATTATGCCAAGAGTAGCGCAAGCTCCTCCTCCTGGGATTTTTAGGAACGCCACGGCCGAGGCCAGCTCGGGACATTGGTACGACGCCAATAACGTGCGCTTCCGCGGCGGGCAGTTGCAGCCGATCGGCGGCAATATCGCACAGCCCGGCACCACCGTTGCCGATCTGCCGCGCGATTTGCTGACTTGGCACGATAATGACCGCGTGCGCTGGGCCGCGTTCGGAACCGATAGCAAGCTGTACGCCTACCGCTTCGACCTGCAGACGCTCTACGACATCACTCCGTCCGGCGTTGGGCCGCTCGATCCGCCTGGCGCGCTGGTCGGCTACGGCATGGGCGACTACAGCGCCGACGCCTACGGCACCTCGCGCGACGCCGCCGATATCGGCACGCAGGACATCGCCGCGACCATGGGCGACCGCTGGGCGATGGATACGTTCGGCGAGGATCTGCTGATCGTGCCGACGCAGGACGGGCGGCTTTACCGCTGGACGCCGACCACACCCGCCACGCTGCCGGTGCTCGTGGCGACCGCGCCCACCAACTGCCGTGGCGTAGTGGTGACGGATCAGCGCCACGTCGTGCTGCTCGCCGCCGGGGGCGATCCGCGCAGCATCGCATGGTCGGATCAGGAGAACCCCGACGTTTGGCTGCCCGATGTGACCAACCTCGCGGGCAGCAAGCTGCTGCAGACGCAGAGCTACACCATGACTGCGATCAAGGTGTCGGACGGCGTGCTGATCTTTACCGGCAACGATGTTCACAAGATGACCTACGTTGGGGCACCATACGCATACGGCATCGTGCAGATCGCGTCGGGCTGCGGGCCACTCTCGCCGCGCGCCGTGGTGGCCATCGGCTCGTTCGTGGCGTGGCCTGGGCTGCAGACGTTCTGGGCGTACAGCGGCAATGTTCAGGCGCTGCCATGCACGGTGCAGGACTGGTTCTTCTCGCTGGTCAATCGCACCATGGCGGGGCGGTTGTTCGGTTCTCCTAACCCGTCGTTCAGTGAGCTGTGGTGGGACTGGCCGGACGAGGACAGCCTGGAATGCAACCGCTACATTGCGTTCAACTACGCCGACCCGGCGCATCCCTGGACGATCGGCGTTCGCTCTCGCACTGCCGGAGATCCGACCGGCACGATGGACTATCCCGTGCTCGGAGGCCCGCTGGCCGATGGCGGGGCGCTCTACCTCCATGAGTTCGGGTGGTCAGAGAATGGCGTGCCGCGTGCGGCCACCGGCAGCATCTATGCCGAGAGCGGCAACATCGTGATCGGCGAGGGTGACAAGCGTGTCCACGTCAAGCAACTCGTGCTCGATGCCACCACCGCGGTGGACGGCATGCTGGGGTATCGTTTCTTTCCCCGCGAGCAGCCCTACGATGCCGCATCAGAATTTGACACCGGATTATACAGTGTCACGCACGGAGGTCTCTTAGACGTTCGCTTCTCAGGGCGGTCCACTCGCATGCGCATGGAAGCCCTTCTGGACGGCCCGTTTGCAGTGGGCCGGCCGCGCCTTGAGATGCGCGCCGGAGGGCGCCGCTAGATGGCCCGCCCCTACCATCCGCCGGCACCGTTCACTGCGCCAGTCAGCGGCAACCTCGAACAGCGGCTGGCGGCAATCGCCGATGCCCTGAACCGCAAGCAGGACGCGGGCGGCACATCGACGGCGTTTCCGTTCGTAGGCTTCCAGTCGCCGAATGGCACCGTCTGGCGTCTATCGG